ATGTATACTCTATACTTACCTTGAAGTACACCAGCAAATGTATTGCCTGTGTCATCAACATTAAGGTTAGCATTAAGAGCTGGGGTGTAATCCAAGACACCTGCCATTGTTAGTGCAGAAGCAACGTCAGCAGAGCAAAGGATCATATTACCCTTTCCACGACGAGTTTCTTGTGCGATAGCGTTGGCATCTCTTTCGATCTGGAAGATAAGTCCCTTGAACTTCTCAACAGACCAACGACCATTACTGTCAACGTCTAAGTCGAAAGTACCTGCACTTGCTGTGTTTACAGCAGCACCAGCTTTAGCAACCTTGTAGATAGAACGGATAACTTCTCTGTTTATCTCAGCAAGGATCTCAGTAGAAAGAATGTTAGCAAGTTCTGCTTCTGCATTCAATCCATGAATTGCCTTAAGGTCTTGAGCAAGCTCTAGTGAGTACTCAGCTTTCAACGCACGTGACTTCGCAGTAACGGTGACCTTCTCGATTGAGAATGCCATTTCGTTGAACTCAGGACTAGTACCATCTCCAAGTGCTTCAGCCTTTTCGGTATCCATACCACGACCAACCTTGTAGGCAGCCTGATTGGCAGGTGCACCTGATGTTGGGTTTAGTGCAGATGGGTCTGATGTACTAGCACCAGATTGAGTAGTACCGAAACCAACGTTAGCACCTGTGTTTGCACCCTCATTCTGAGTGTAACCAGTTCCAATATCAGTTCCGTTCTTACCAACTGCAGAGAATGCTGTATCTGCTTCGTCGAATAGTGCTTCGTCTCCACTCTGATTGGTGTAACGAGAACGCATTGCGAAGATAAGTCCAGTAGGACCATTCATTGGTTGAACACCAGCAAGGTCATAAGCGACCAAGTTTGGCATTGCACGTCTGATTAATGAAATCAGAACAGGGTCGAAACCTGCGGTAGGACCACCAGCTGGTGCTAGTCCACCAAAACCTGAACTTGTATTACCGTTTGATCCTGTGCCATTTGTAGGAGCTTCAGAAAGGAATTCTCTCTCCTCTCTAAGTGCGTTTTCTTGGTTCTCCAAGAGAACTGCGGTCACCATTCTACGATGTGAATCTTGAATTTTATCCGAACCGTCGTGGTCTAGGATTGGTGCCCACTTCTCTTGCAGTTGTTCAGCATTGAACATTTGCATTTGATTTTTCCTCTTTTAAAAAAAGTTTTATGTTTGAATTTATGATTTAAATAATCACTTTTTAGCAACTCTAGTCATTGTCTGAAGATATCTATCCATTGTGTTAGATATAGCCTTGGGTGAATAATCCACTGCTTCACTTTCTTCAGTTAAATTCTCAGACTTACTTGTTTGAGTATTAGAACCCTTTGTTGGGAAATAAGATTCCTTCAAAGTTTCTATTTTCTCACGATAGCCGTTTTCACTTTCAAAATCAACATTTTCTACTAGAGTAGCGAGTTTATCCTTTTGTGTCTGTGCAAGACCTTCAGTAACTTCGGCAAAAATTACGTCTGCGGTTGACTCAGCCAATCTCTTGTTAAGAGCAACATTCTTTTCGATTTGCTCGTTGAGTTTTGACTCCATATCATCTAGTTTATCTACCATATTCTCGATGACATCATATTTCTCTTCAGGTATAGTTACATAATGATCTTCAAAAAGTTTCTTCATTCCTTCAAGGAATGATTCTGTCATCTCAGTCTTAAGACCGTGCTCGACTTGTAGTTGATTTTCAGCAACCCACTCGTCAGCAACATACTCAAGATAAGAATCCAATCTCTCTTGGAGTTCTGCCTTGATGCCTTTGACTTCTTCCACAAGATTTGCTTCGTACTCAGACTTAATGCCTTCTGTGATTTCTGCTACTTTAGACTTAATAGCAGCCTCAAAGATAGTACGTGCTTTCTCTTGGAATTCTTCTGAAAGTTCTTCACCAGCAATAAGTGCGTTGATATCTTCATCAACGTCAATCTTAACTTCGGTTACGACTTCCTCTTCTGTGGTTTCTTCTTCAGATACCACTTCGTCCGTTGTAGTTTCTTCTTCAGAAACAACATCTTCAGTAGTTTGCTCATCTTCAGCAACTACTTCTCCTGTGACCTCTTCCTCTTCCTTAACTCCTTTTGCACCTTCTGCAGGTTTTGCTCCTTTATTAACAACGTCTTTAACTTGCTTTAAAGAAGCACCAGGGGTCTTAAGTTTTGCTGAATTATCATCAGCTTTATAGTTTTCTGGAGTAGGACCACCTAAGTCTTCAACTGCAGGGGATATACCACCTGTAGTTAATTTTTGCATTGGTTCCGCAGGTTTAGCACCTTTGGTGACCACATTCTCTTCGATGTTTTCCATTTCGTTTAAATTGCTACCAACGGACATTTATTTAGATATGTGTTTAATCTGTATTTATTTATAGAACTTATAGATTTGATAAGAAATCGTTGAATAGATTTAACTTATGCTCTTCAAGTCTATTTTGACCAACTAATGTGTTGATCCTTCTTTGAGTTTTCTCAACAAGTTGCTCACGAAGTGAACCACCTTCCCAAATCCACTCTTTACCTTCCATAATTCCAGATACAAAAGCATCAGGAGCAGAAGGATCGGCAACGATATCAGCAGCAGTTGCTAACATGAAATCTTCACCTACAACTTTACAACCAGTATGATCTTCTTTTAGAGAACCAACTCCACGAGAAGAAACTCCAAGTGTTACACCTTCACTGATAAGAGATTTTGCAATCTTACCCATAGGTGTTTCAAGTAGTTGTGCCTTACCAATAAAATTATTTCCTTCTTGTCTGAGTGAAACAATTTTATGAGATACACGATCAAGGTTTATAGTTGGACCATCTGGATGTCCCAACTCACCAAGTGCACGTTCCTTTTTAACAAAGGACTCATTGTATCTACTAACTTCTTTTGAAAGAGTTTGGCATGGATACATTCTTCCATTACGATTTTTGATGTCGCCTTGTAAGAAGACACCTTCAATATACATTTTCTTTTTAGCACCTTTACCTTCAGTGATAAATTTGACGCTAGATATTTCTTCCGTAATGAGTTTCATTTTAATTTGTAAATGCGACTATGGTTGCCAAAACTGAACCTGTGGCAGCAATTGCTGCTCCAACTTCTTTTTCAATAACAATTGATGTATTAGTAAGTATAGTTAATTCTGATGAAACAGAACCAGCAATAGTAATTTTTTCTGTTGCTCCAGTATTAACTAATCTTACTACTCTTGCAGCAGCAATTGCTGCATTAGTAGCAGCATATTCTGCACTTAAGGGTTTGATAATCATTCTTCTTCCTTTACCTCTGGTTCTGTTTCTACTTCAGTTTCAGTTTCAGTATCCATTCCACCCTTAGGGTTATATGGTTCTGTTTCAAACATAGAATCAGACACTTCTTTACGAAGAGTCTCTATTTTTTCTGCTGCTTTAGTGTATAAAGTATCCTTTATGTCTTGACTAATATCAGATGCTTTAGAATCTTGAGCAATCAAATCGATAATATCGGGCATGAAAATTCATATAGTAATATATTTTATTTATATCTCAGCCAATTTGCTATCTTTATTTAACTGATCATTAGTAATTGCTGGAGTTGCTGCTTCTTCTGGAGGAGCACCCATTGCCATTACATCTTCCTCAGTTCCAGGTGGTAATGGTTCTCCAGTAATTGGATCTATAGCATCTGGATCTGGAATAGTTCCATCTTTTATTTCTTTTTCAATTTGCTTATCAATTTCTTCTATCTCACTATCAGATTGACGAAGTACTTTTCTACGAACATATTCGTTTGAATAATACTTACCAATATAGGGTTCAATTGTTGCAAGCGTACCTAAACGCTCATTCATCATTTCAGATTCTTTAAGTTCAGCAAACTGATTATCATATACAAAATCATATTGAATATGATCGTTAAGAGATTCCCAATCTTCTGGTGTTATAACATTCTTCAGAATCAATTGAGTTCTGAGCATATCATTAAACATATTTGCAAAACGCTTTCTTAAACGTCCTACAAACTTAGAAAACTTAAGTTCATCTCTTAAGATTTCTGATGAACGTCCTAAGTTAAAACCACCATCATTAGCAATTCTAGATTCAGGAACACTAAGTGCTCTATAAAGTTTCTTCTGGAAATACTCAAT